GGGCTGAAAAATGTCCGGCGGGTTCAGACCTTCCGACTGACCTCATCCGTGAGATATCCGCCCAAGGCGCGAGGCTGCGGGCAATGACCGAGGTGGCGCGAGGCCGCTGAGGAGTGATCGACACATGGCTCGTGGTGGAGCTCGCAACCGTTCCGGCCCGCCCCCGGTGGCCGACTCTGGCCGGTCGGAGCGTCGAGGGATCAAGTTCACGGCGCTGCCGGCGTCCGGTTATGACGGCCCTGTGCCGGACTGGCCGCTGCCGCTGCGAGAGTGCTTCATGCTGGTCGACAAGTTGCCGATCCCTGATGTGCGGCGGACTGAGCAGGTGGCCGACCGTGAAGCCGCCCTATGGGCATGGGCGTGGTCGACCCCTCAGGCATGGGCGTGGTCGCAGCCGTCCGAGTCGTGGCGGTTGCACACGATCGCCATGTGGGTGCGGACCTACGTTCTGTGCGAGTCGAGCGAGGCGACGGCTGCGGACAAGGGCAGTCTGCACCGGTTCGCGGACCAGATCGGCTTCACCCCGGCAGGGTTGAAGGAGAATGGCTGGGCGATCGCCAAGGATGAGGTGGGAGCCAAGCGCGCCGACACCGAGGCCGCGCCAAAGTCTAAGGCGTCGGCTCGGTCACGCATGAAGGTTGTCTCTGGTGGAGGTTCCTGACCTCGCGCTGGACTTCGACCCACTGCAGACCCTCGGATTTTTGGCCACGGACTGGATCGAGCAGCACTGCCGGGTGCCTGGCGGCGTGTTCGAGGGTGAGCCGCTGACGTTCAACGGCTGGCAGCTCTTCGTCACGGCGAACCACTACCGGATCAAGCCCAAGGCGGTTGCTGACCCACGTCGCCTGCTTGAGCCGTTCGTCTATCGGCGCTCGGTCATCGTTGGGCCGCAGAAGTGCGGCAAGTCGCCGTGGGGCGCGGGTTGGCTGCTGTTCGAGGGTGTCGGGCCGGCGCTTTTTGCGGGCTGGGCTCGCGGCGGTGAGGCGTACCGGTGCGAAGACCACGGCTGCGGTTGCGGCTGGGAGTACCGCTACGAGCGCGGAGAGGCGATGGGTGTCCCGCGGCGCAAGTCACTGCTGGGACTGCTCGCGTTCGCTGAGTCGCAGACGAACAACGTCTATGAGCCGCTGCAGACGATGATTCACAACGGCCCGCTCGCGGAGTTCGTGCATGTGCGTGAGGGCTTCATCCGCCTGCCGAACCGGGGCAAGATCGTCCCGCTGTCGAGCGCGGCCAAGTCCAAGCTTGGCCAGCCGCTCACGGGCGGCCTGGCGGATGAGTCGGGGCTTTACACGGCGTCGAACAAGGTGCTCGGGACGTGGCAGACGATGCGTCGTGGCATTGCGGCGATGCAGGGTCGCACGATCGAGTTGACGAACCCGTGGGACCCGATGGAGGACTCTGCGGCGCAGCAGGCGTTCGAGTCACGCCGACCTGACATCTTCCGCTACTACCGGAAGCCTCCCGCGGACCTGTCGTACGCGAACAAGCGGGACCGGTCCAAGTTGCACAAGTACGTCTACGCGGACTCGCCCTGGGTGGACCCGGCCACGATCGACGCCGAGGCCGCGGAGTTGGTCGAGACGGACCCGACGCAGGCTGAGCGGTTCTTCGGGAATCGGCTCGTGCAGGGTCTCGGGTCGTTCCTGACCGAGCCATTGTGGGAGTCGTGCGAGGACGGCGAGGTCGAGGTGCCGGATGGCACTGCGGTGTCCGGTGGCTTCGACGGTTCGCGGTCGAGTGACTGGACGGCCCTGCGGTTGGAAACGATCGACGGGCACCGCTTCACGCCGACGTATGGCCCGGACTCGCGGCCGACGGTGTGGCGCCCGGAGCAGTGGCCCGAGGGTCGCATCCCTCGTGGTGAGGTCACGGCGGCTGTTGATGAGGTGTTTCGCCGCTACAGGGTGAAGCGGTTCTACGTGGACCCGCGCTACTTCGAGACGCAGGTCGACTCGTGGGCTGCTGAGCATGGCGAGGATGTCGTGGTGCAGTGGCCGACGAACTCGATCGGGCGCACGTTCCCGGCCCTGCTGCGGTTCCGTGAGGACTTGGCTGAGGGTTTGACGACGCACTCGGTTGATGAGGCCGCGAAGGGGTGCGCTCTGGCCGCCCGCAAGGTCGCCAAGCCGGGCGACAAGTTCATCCTCGGCAAGCCTGCCGAGCACATGAAGATTGACATTCTGATGGCGGACATTCTCGCCCACGAGGCTGCCGCTGATGCCCGTGGCGCTGGCTGGGGCGATGACTCTGGCCCAACCATCTTCTTCCTGCGTTAGACCTTGATCGGAGGGATTCGTGGCGCTCTCACCCTCCGAGATCCAGACCATCGACCGGCTGCGCCAGCAGTGGGAGTCCCAGGGCAAGGCCGATGAGCTGAACTTGCGCTACTACCTGGGTCGACAGCGTGTCGAACAGTTGGGCATGGCCATCCCGCAGTCGATGCGCCGGTTCCTTGTGGTAGCGAACTGGCCGCGGGTTGTCGTGGACACGATGCGGTCACGGCAGCGGATGCGCTCGATGATGCTGGCCGGCGAGGACACGGTGAACCCGCAACTGCTGGCTGCTCGTCGCGCCACCAACCTCGACGCGCACTTGGCGATGTTCGAGACGGATGTGCTCGTCTATGGCCGTGGTTTCCTGTCGTGCGGGTCGAATGAGGCCGCGGCAGGCTCGCCGCTTGTGCGTGCGGAGTCGCCGCGGCAGATGGTCGCCGAGGTCGACATTCGCACCGAGACGATGTTGGCTGCGGCGCGCTTCTACGGGAAAGATGAGCAGACCGGCGCCACCCCGACCAACGTCACGTTGTATCTACCTGAGGTGACCGTTTGGGTTGCTCGTGGTGGTGACGGTCGCTGGGTCGAGGTGGACCGTGACCCTCACGGACTTGGCCGTGTGCCGATCGTGATGCACCTGAACCGGCGCATGTCGGGCGAGTGGGCCGGCGAGTCCGAGATGAGCGACATCATCCCGATCACGGACGCGGCGGCGCGGTCGCTGACGAATATGCAGTTTGCGCAGGAGTCGCACGGCATTCCGCGCATGTGGATGACGGGGGTCGCCAAGGGTGATTTCGTCGACGCGAGCGGCAAGCCGATCCCGCAGTTCGAGGCGTACTTCAACGCGATCCACACCCTGACGAAGGCAGAGTCGAAGGTCGGGCAGTTGGAGGCCTCTGACCTCAAGAACTTCGAGACCGCGCTCAACGTGTACGGGTCACAGGCATCGATCGTGACCGGGTTCCCGTCGCGGTACTTCGGGCACTTCACGGCGAATCCGCCGAACGAGGCGAGCATGAAGGCCGACGAGGCGCAGCTCGTGTCGCGGGTTGAGGATCAGACGACGCAGCTCGGTGTCACTCTCGGGTGGCTCGGCGGGCTCATGTGGCGCTTCATGACCGGCGACTGGTTGGACGGCAATGCCGTGACGGTCGACTGGTTTGACGCGTCCACTCCGACGGTGGCGCAGCGTGAGGACGCGCTCATGAAGCGGCGTAGCGTCGGCGTGCTGTCCAGAGAGGGCTACTGGGATGAGCTCGGCTGGTCGGAGCCGCGGAAGGCCAAGGAGCGCCAGTATCTCGAAGCCGAGGCGCTGGACCCGCTACTGGCCTCGCTGACTCGCCCTGTGACCGGCGATGCTCAAGTCGGCGGTTGAGCACTACCGCAACGAGCAGCGGATCACCGCGGCCGGCCTGGTTGCTCTCCGTCGCGTGCGGTTCGACACGCTGGACGCTCTCACTCGGACTATGGCGGCATTCCAACTGCTCGCCGCTCGGGAGGCGCTGCGCGCCTTCCCACTGATGCTGTCCGAGCAGAACGTGGACGCGCCGGCCGAAGCGACTCCCGTCGCGGCCGCACTGCTCGGGTCGGCGTCGGATGGGCGCGACATTCGCGGTCTGTTGGATTTCACGCGGACCAGTTCCGTGACTGCTCAGGCGTTTGACCTGATCGTGACGACGCAGTTGCAGGATGTGGCGCGGCAGGCGTCGTCGATCGCGCTCGGGTCACGGCCTGCGGTGGACGGCTATGTGCGGATGCTCAACCCGCCGTCGTGTTCGCGGTGCGCGGTCCTGGCTGGCAAGTTTTACCGCCGCAATCGCGGATTTGCCCGGCACCCGAAGTGCGACTGTCGTCATGTGCCGGCCACTGAGGACACCGCCGGCGATCTTCGGACGGACCCGAACCGGTATTTCGACAGCCTCGACGCGGCCCAGCAGGACGCCATCTTCACGAAGGCGGGCGCCGACGTGATCCGACGTGGTGCAGACGTTGCGCAGGTCGTGAACGCCCGTGCCGGCATGTCCACGGCTCAGGTCGCCACCAGGGGGCCGGGTGACCGATGGACCGCCTCCGGGCGACTCACCCGGTCGAGCACGTTCGGGCAGGGCATCTACACGACCACTGAGGGCATGACGACACGAGGGGCGGCCTACGGCGCCCGTGGCGGCAAGAAGGTGCGCCTCATGCCCGAGTCGATCCTCGAAATCGCGGAGGACGACACCGAGGTACTACGCCTGCTCAAGGCGCACGGCTACCTCACCTAAGACCAACCCCAGCGCGAGGCCGGGGCCTTCTCCAAGAGGGAGAACCAATGTCGGAGACGACGACCGAGACGACCACGCCCACACCCAAGGCGGTCGCGGAGGCGGCCGAGAAGGGCAGGCCTGGCGAGACACCTGAGCAGACCATCGAGGCTCTGCGGTCGGCGCTGGCCAAGGCCAACGATGAGGCGAAGGAGAACCGTCTCAAGGCAACCGAGCTGGACCAGATCAAGCACGCGCAGATGAGTGAGCTTGAGAAGGCCCAAGCGGCGATGCAGACCGCCACCCAGGAGGCCGCGGCCGCGAAGGCGGAGGCTCTGAGGTGGCGCATCGCGGCCAAGCACGGCATCAGCGACGAGGACGCCGAGACGTTCCTGACCGGCAGCGACGAGGAGTCGCTGACGAAGCAGGCGCAGCGGCTCGCCTCGCTCGCCACCACGTCCAATCCGGCGACCCCCAAGCCTGACCTGACCCAGGGCGGGCAGGGCGCTCCGACGCCCGCACTCAACTCCGACGCGCTTGAGGAAGCGCTGAGGTCCAAGCTCGGCATCGCGTGATGCCGCGACCGTCCTAGGAGGACACAATGGCGATCACCGCCGCAACCAAGACCTCCGACTTCTCCGGGTTCCTGACCCGTGAGCAGTCCGAGGCGATCTTCGAGAAGGCCGCCCAGCAGTCCGTCGTGCAGCGACTGGCGCGCCGCGTCCCGCTCGGCATCAATGGTCAGTCCATCCCCGTCGTCACCGGCAAGGTGAGCGCTGGGTGGGTCGCTGAGGGCGCGCAGAAGCCCGCCTCTCAGGGTTCCATCGCGCTCAAGACGATGGACCCGAAGAAGCTGGCCGCGATCGCGGTCGTCTCCGCTGAGGTCGTCCGGGCCAACCCCGGCGGCTACATGGACCTGCTGCGTCCGCAGATCGCGGACGCCTTCGCCGTCGCGTTCGACGCGGCTGCGCTGCACGGCACCGCGTCGCCGTTCACGACCAACCTCGACACCGGGTCGTCCACGCAGGAGTTCACCGGCACGGCGCCGGCGTTCACCGCGGTCTACACCGACCTCAACGCCGGTCTGGCCACGCTCGTCAACGCCGGCAAGAAGCCGAACGGCTGGGCCTGGGACTCGCGCATGGAGCCGGTGTTCAACGGCGAGCGCGACACCGCCGGTCGTCCGCTGTGGATCGACTCGCCCGCGGTCGAGACCAACGCGCCGCTGCGCGAGGGTCGCCTCTTCGGTCGCGCCTCCTTCATGGGTGACGGTGTGTACGCCGCCACCCCGAAGATCTACGGCTACCTCGGTGACTGGACGCAGGTCGCGTGGGGTGCCGTCGGTGGCATCTCCTACAAGGTCTCCACCGAGGCGACGGTCACGATCAACGGCACGCTGGTGTCGCTGTTCGAGAACAACCTCGTGGCGATCCTCGCGGAGGCCGAGTACGGCTTCCTCGTCAACGACGCTGCGTCGTTCGTCAAGTTCACGAACGCGGCCTGATCATGGCGGCCCGCAAGCCCGTGACGAACGATGACGTGGCCGTCGAGGCGACCGCCGACGACGTGCCGGTGGAGACCTTCGAGGACCGCGTGGCGGCGATCGACGAGAACACCGCCGACGACGTGCGCGCCACCGTCGAGGACGGCGAGTACGTCAAGGTCAAGAGCCCCTTCGGGGACGTGACGACGGTGCCTGTCGGCATCCTCGACGCGCTCCTGGAGTCGGGCTACAGCAAGTCCAAGTGAGAAGGGTGGGGCGGTCATGGCAGTGACTTCCGACATGATCGCGGTCGCGCTTGGCCGCCCCACTCCCACGGGTCCGCAACTAGGCCAGTGGATCTACTGGGCCACTGAGGCGCAGCGGATCATCCACGCCCGCACCGTGCGTCTCGGCGTGGACCCGGCCAGCCTCGACGAAGAGACACTGGACAGCGTCGTCGTGC